TGTGACCACTGGTCATTCGGTCTATGTCAGTTATCAAGCGGGTGGCACAGTAACCTTAGGCGATTCTCCTCCTGATTGGAGGGATAGAATCGCAAAGGGCCAGAATGCCACTTCGACGATGGACGGCGTTTTTACTCATATCAAATGTCCCATCGGAATATCTTCATGGTCCGATGCACCAAATGATTACGGTTTCAACGTCGGTAATCTCACTGGTACCGTACTTTGGGTTAATGACCCTGGGTCCGGTATTGATTCAGTAGCTGATAGCAAAGCTCGAAGTAAACTTTTGAAGTCCTATATCGATGCCCAGAATACGTGGCGAGGTGGGAACTTTTTGGCTGAGGTGCGTGAGACATACCATATGCTCAAGCACCCCATCGAATCGTTCTATCACCAAACTTACCAGTTCGCAGGCAAGATAAAAAGACTAGGAAGAGTTTACACCAGGGATTCTGGGAGGCATAATTTATATGCCAAACAAATCGCTGACGCTTGGCTAGCTTTCGCTTTTGGTGTAACGCCCACCATTAACGATCTTAATGACGCTATTATGGCAACTGATGAGTTGCTTAATAAGTCACTTCGGCATGACTCTACCCCCATTAAGGGGTTCGGTCGTAATACCGTTATATCGCTTCATGATATCGTCGGGATTGGTGCAGATACTTGGGCAGGAGACTCCAGTAAATCGGAGCGTCTTGGCAAGACTACACTTACCGTTCGATATAAGGGGGCTGTATTAGCGAAGCCGCAAGTGCAAGAAGCGATTCTCGACAAGTTTGGTGTCGGCATCTTTGATGTCGTACCTGCTGTCTGGGAAGCGATTCCTTGGTCCTTTTTCATCGATTATTTCACTAATGTTGGTGAATTTCTCGATGCATTTCGCTATGCTGATGCATATCCTTCTTGGCTACAGCGTACTGTCAGAAACAGTGGCTTGGCATGGGTCGGACCTCCATCGGTAAAGAGCGAATATGCGTGGTTAACTAAGACAGTTAACTGCGGACCGGCGCGTTGTCTTAGGGTACGTGTTTCACGTGTACCCTTAGTCTCTATGCCTTATCCTTCGTGGCGGTTTCAGATTCCTGGCACAGGTTCTATGAAGTGGCTCAATATCGCCGCTCTCACTGAACAGTGCTTTGGGTCTAAACCACCTGTTACGAAGCTTAAGTAACATAGAGTCCCTCTGGTTTACCCTTCTACAAGGTATTGACAATGTCAATTACTTGGTCTAGTCCCATTACGGGATCAGCGCAAACGGGGTTAACTTCCCCGACGTATACCACGGGAACTGATACTGCACCGCCTGCCACTCCTGGCAAGCAAGTGTATGTCAGCGCTCTTGGTGGTACGCAAACTGGCGTGACGGTCCATTCGATCGCCGCTCCTTTCACCCTTAATTTTACTCGGCCGGCTCAACTTCGTGTTTTGCCGAATCCGAATCCGATTACGGGTGTTATCACAAACGTTCCGACCAATACCATGACGCTAGTCACCCGAAAGGGTGTCTTGCCATTGGCTGGCCAGCCTTACCGTACGATGATCATTAGAACGACCATTGAAACGCCGGCTGGAGCAGATCTCGCTGATGCACCTAATGTGCGTGCAGCGCTTTCTGCGCATATCGGAGGCCTTACACAGCAAAGTGCTGGGTTTGGTGACCTTGCCATTAACGGTGTCCTGTAGCGTTAGGTAAATCCCTAACCCAGATCATCGTTGTGACATAAAACGTTTGAGAGGAGTATACGCCATGCGTGTTATCGCTGATGACTTACTTCAAAGTCTACATAAAGATCTGCAGTCACGAATAGACCTGTCCTTAAATTGGTCTATAGACAGTACTCCCACGGAGGTAGCTTGCTACCGCCTGAAAGAGTCTTTGTTAAAGAAATTTAACAATGCTAACAATCCCTCTATTAGCGCCTGTAATTCTGCCTTGGAGAAATTCCTAGGTATAAATCACCGGTGTGAAAGTTGGAAGTTAGATGTCAATTTCTCGTGGGAGGAGGAGTTGTTCAACTCATTTAAACGTGAGTTGTACGACTTTTGGTACGTGGACTGTACCTCGCCCTTAGTTTCTGACTATAATCAGATTTTTGATCATGGTCGTGTCGGTCCCGGTGCCAGTCATTCGGCACTTGGTACTGACTTCTATACGAAACTATTCGCGTCTCCTCTTAGTGTCACTGCACCTCTCTCCGATGTTTGGAGCACTATCACCTCGAGGCACAAGCGCTTTTCGGAATCCTTTGGATCACCGAGCGCGATAGCACGGATGAAAGTGGTAGATGGTAACAAGCTTAGCTTCGTGAACAAAACGCAGCTGATTGCCCGTTGTATAGCGACTGAACCCACGATTAATATGTGGTTTCAACTCGGCTTTGGCCATATTCTCGAATCTCGTTTGAAACGAAAATATGGGATTGATTTTCATGGCGGTGAGGATAAGCTCTCACAACCTGATATCAATCGACG